CAGAGATCGAAAAGCGGAACCAGAGGGCCGCGCCTGAGTCTGAATGCTCTTTAGACACGTTTTAAGCGGCCTGTGGCGCGAGCAAGGGGCATACCCTATGTTCAACGTATGGGGCTAGTAGTCTGAGACCGCTTAAAAGCGAAAATAACGGGTCTGGAGCAAGGGACACAAAATATGGAAAAAGGAAGTGAGCCATGGGGACAAAAATCGAATGGGCCGATATCACGATAAACCCGCTTGGATGGGGATGCTATGGGCCGGGAGGTACGTCACAGCGCCCAAACATATGCCCATACTGTTACGCAAAGAGAATTTCGACTCGCAGCTTTAGCGGCTGCAAAATGTGCAATGAGTTTACACCTCATGAACATCTTGACAGGATGGAAAAGTTGGAAAGAATGCGCGGACGGAAACTAATATTTATGCAGTCGATGGGCGATCTGTTCGGGAACTGGGTATCTGACAAGGACATATGGCATGTCCTTAACGGATGCGCGAAATGCCAGAACAAGCACATCTACATCTTCCTGACGAAGAACCCTGAGAGATACGCAAAGTTGTTGCACGGCAAAGACCCAGGCTTGTTTTCAAATTTCTGGTTCGGAGTGACGCTTGACGGTTTTGAAATGACCAGGAGGATAAATCATAGGGAAATGGGGGATAAGGGCAAAGACAGGATGGTAAGATTCATAAGCAGATTCAATGTGTTCGCGTCGTTTGAACCATTGATTGAAGCGTCGGCATTATTTGCAATGGAATTGTTCAAATGGATCATCATTGGCGGGGAGACCGGCAACAGGAAAGGCAAGTCCACTACATATCCGATATGGGTAGAAGCGACGGTTAAATATTGCGAATCGGCGAGAAAGCCGATATTCCTGAAAAACAATCTGAGAGAGCATGGCTACCAAGGCGAGCTGATGCAGCAATACCCATTCCCGATACCGGGCGAACCGATGGGCGGAAAGAAGATCTGCAATAATATTTACACGAGGTGAAACAATGCGCGTTAAAACAGCTTACGGGAGGCAATGCGAAGACATAAGGCATAGCAGGAGGGAGACAATGAGGGAAATGGGGAGCAAGGTAGGAGTGTCGGCGTCGGCGCTTTCGGCGGCTGAATGCGGCAAATCGAAGCCGTCGGCGCGTGTGGTTGAGAAGATAATCGAAGTATATGGTCTTCCCCAGAAAGAAGCGGAAACGCTAAGGGATAACGCCGTAAGCAGTTACAATCAAGTCAGGATCGACGTAAGGGGATTAACTGAGCATCAGGCAAAGTTGGCATACGCAATGTCAAAGTACATATGCAGGTTGCCAGCTGGCGTGTGCGAGCGTATCATCAGCATCATCAAGAAGGGGGATCAAAAATGAGCAACATAGTGTACCGCATATGGTATCCGCGCAAAGTGACGGCAGGAGATGAATATCCATATTACATTGCCTACATTGGGAGGACGCGCCAAAACCTAACCGCGAGGCTGCGGGGGCATGTGTTCGGGAAGCCGATGCATAAGCCGGTCGAAATAGACACTTGCACGAAAATCGACTACACACAGCATGAAACAGTCGCAGACATGTATGTCCATGAAGTGATCTTGATAAATCATTTCAAGCCGCCTTTGAAAGCCGAAGACAAGGCCGATGACGAAATAACGGTTATACCGTGGGCACCATATGAATGGAGGAACGGAACATTGATATATCAATGGCAAGAAGGAGAGGTTGGATTCCATTGGAAAGAATGGAAGAATGATAAGCTTGTAGCGAAATGGCAAGAGGAGCTTTCATACAAGGCAGGGGGGAGGCGGTGAGTTGCAGATATTCTATGTCCATGGGAAGCTTCCAGGGTACAATGACCTTGCTAAAAAGCATTGGGCGTCGTCATACAGGGAAAAACGTGCCGCAATGCATTATGTGCAACTGTGCATAAACCAGGCACGGATCAAACCCGCAGAATGCAAGCAAAAGATTAGCATGGTGATCACGGACAACACAAATAGGGATGCTGACAACATCATGTCTGGGACCACTAAAGTTATTCTCGATGCGCTTACAAATTGCGGGATTATCAAGGACGATGGGCCAAGCAACGTTGAAATCGGGAGCGTTGAATTAAGGCGCGACAAAAAGGCTGCATATAAAATAATGGTCTCGATGGAAGATGTTGCAGACGATGTTAAAAGTGACCTGAATGAGGCGCAAAAACTTAAAATAGCGGGCAGGGCAATGATTCAAGGATTCATGAAGGGGTGATATTTACGGCATATGAAATAATTGAAGACGGGAATATCGATTGCATATTAAGCAACACTGAATTCAGGTGCAATTTCTGCGAATGCGTATTCAGGATAACAAACACTGAGATATCGAGGGTAGCAAAGCAAGAAGATGATGAAACCTATTGGATAACGACGCATTGCCCGAAATGCTATCAAATAGAGAGCGCAATTGCAATGGAGGATTTGAAATGAAAACGATTGAAGCTAAAGTGTACAAATGCGGGGAATGCGGGAACTTATACTGGCAGGAAAGCAGGGCCGACCAATGTTGCCCGCAAAAGATAATGCATTACTGCGAAAAATGCGGTAAAGAATTGCTTGAGCCATTGATCTACGGGGACATATGCACCAACTGCAGAACTAAGCTTAAGGTTGAAAAAGCAAACGAAAAGCTAACATTCGCAGAATATTTGACAAAATACCCAGGGTATCCAATGGTAAATTGGAAAGGCGATTTTGTAAGCCTTAACAATGAATATGATTTTTATGAATGGGCAGACGCGCTTGATGATTATGGAGTTGATATGCCATTCCACATGTTCGGCACGAAAAAGCGATATGTCGAGCTTGACGCAGAAACGCTAATAGAACATTTGAACGAGCAAGTAATGTTCAAAGAGGAAATTATCATGTTCGGGGAAGAGGCTGCCGACGCGCTGGCTACGATCCTTGAGCCCTGGAACAAAGAGTTTAGGTATGAGTATTATGACCAGGATTTTAAGGTCGCAATATTAATCGATAAGGATGCGCTGGAGCATGGGAGAAGGGTCTTTTGACAAACCAATACGGGATAAGCTGATACTTGGAAACATAAAGCTTGTTACATCAATAGTTGGCAAGTATTACAGCAAACATTGCGAGAGGGACGATCTATTGCAGATAGGATCCATAGGGCTTATCAAGGCAGTGGATACATTCGACGCATGCAAGGGCGTTAAATTGTCCACATACGCATATACGCTGATAGAACGCGAAATACTGATGCATTTGCGCAAAGTCAAAAAGATACCGTACGAATTGTCAATAAGCGAAAAGACTGCGAACATATACGACGAAGCATTTGAAGATGATCATGACGACATCGAGCTTGCAACTTATGACGATATTCAGGACAGCATAGAATTGGCAGAAGAGCATGTAGAAATGAGGGCCCTTGTCGATGGGTTGAGGATAGAGCGCGACCGTAAAATAATAAAGCTGAAATATGGCCTAAATGGGGGAAAGCCATTGACCCAGCTCGAAATAGCGAATATAATCGGCAATGACAGGTCGCGGATTGCAAGATGCGAAAAAAGGGCCCTCAACGAACTAAGGGATAAATTAAAGGGGAGTGAATCGCAGTGGAAATGATGATTGAATGCGTTTATTGCACATGGAAACCAAGCAACCCCTGCAAAATATTAGCGGCTAAACCTGGATGCGACAAATTCGGAACGTCAAGGAAGATCACGGTTGTTTGCGACAAAAATTGCTCTTTCTTTAAAACCAAGGATCAACTCGAGAATGATTTGCAGAAGAGCAACGCAAGGATACGGGCATTGCCAAACAGGGCGGCAGACCACATAGAGCTTAAATATCCAGGCAGGCAACAAATGGCATATAATTAAGGGGGATCAAAATGAAAGGCGAATATAATAAGTGGTACAAATATCCAGAGCATAAACCGGAAGATATATTCCAAAGCCTGATAAGGATCAACAATGAAACAAGCGAAATAATCGGAATCCTCGCGGTCGCGCAAGATTATAATTTGTTATGCAAAAGGCAATTGTACCACGAGATGTGTAAATATAAAGGATGGCATTTTCAATCAAGGATTGGACGTGTAAAAGAAAGCGGAATAAATGCCTGGATGATCCCAAAATATGAGGAGGAAGCACAATGAAATGCGAATACAATGTGTGGTACCAATATCCAGAACACAAGCCAGAGGAGCTTTTAGATGTTGAAGTGGACGACAACATTGAAGACCATCCTTATGCTACTAAATGGACTGAAGAAGTTATTGCAATGACGCAATATGGCAACAGCAAGCAATACTTTACAGCAAAAAGAATATATATCAGACAGCCAGGTGATATGGAGCGAACATGGTGTTTCATGGGAAGAGGCAATGCCAAAGTCCCGAATGATAACGTTGTTGGATGGATGTGTCCAAGATTTGAGCCTGCAAAGCTTGTGTATCAAGAGCCTGAATTCAATGTGCATGGAGTAGATGATATTGATGTACCAGAATGTCCGTGGCTGAATCCAACGATTGGGGAGGAATTGCAAAATGAATGACAATGGAACTAGGGTAAAGTTTGCAGAAGAATCAGCAACAAGGGAAAATCCAGAAGGCAAGGGGCAACCGGCGCTAATATCCCCATTCGCAATGACAAGGCTTGCTAAATGGTATGAACAGGGCGCGGGAAAATACGGTGCGCGCAACTGGGAGAAAGGATTGCCATACAGCAACTGCACCAACAGCATGTATAGGCACCTATTGGCGTGGCAGAAAGGGGACAGATCGGAAGATCACTTAGCGGCTATAGCGTGGAATGCGTTCGCGATTATGCATTATCAAGAGCTGGATATGGGTTGCGAATACGATGATATGCCACGATACAAAATAAAAACGCAACCAATGCAAAACATAAAGCACGGAGATACTATATATTTAATAGAGGCAAAATTGCGCCGGGATGGGATGGGGTATGACAGCGTAAAAATGTTTATAGCGGAAGTAGTATATGCCGCACAAAACTCCGTTAATATTAAGGCCCCGTTTGATTGCAAGGCGACATTGCTTACGTATGTCCCAAAATACAGCATTGATACTGACGATGTTGCAATTAGCAGCGGATTGACGAATTATTATTTATACACAAGCCTTAAGGCGGCAGAAGATAAACAAATAGAACTTTGTGCGAAGGAGGCAACGGCTGGTGAAAGCATATCTGCACAATGAATTGCAAAACAAATGGACTATCGGAGAGGCGATTGATTATGATCGGAAGGCAAATGGAATGATTACGTTCCTGGGGGAACATGCGACTGTTGAAATAGCATCAATTAGCGAATTGATTGATATTGACATTAATATAGAATATCAATTGAAGGTTGCAAGAGACATTGAGCAAAACTTAAGATTTTTAAAAGAAATTAAGAAAAATCAACAAGAAGTGATTGAAAGCAGTGAAACAATAAAAAAGCAGATTTATTCCATGTTGCGCGATGTAACGGATGAAATCAATGAGATCATGGAATCAATTTATTGAGGAGGTCTGCAATGGAATCACAAGAATCAAGGGAAAAAGAAAAGAAAACAATGACATGCAAGGATTGCGTTTATTTCATGCAATATTACAATAAGTTGTTTTGCGCATACGATGATGGGAAAACGCTTGGAACCGTTAAAGATTGCAATGTGACCGCATGTCATAATTTTATCGAGAAAGGTTGTATCTAATGGGAGCTATGAATATTTTAGCAGTATTTGTGCTTTGCGTATTAAGCGGATTAATTGGGATTGTTTCAACATCAATGTTTATGGCTAAAGAAATTGTGAAGAATAAACAGGAATCAACAGACAATTCGGACGATTAAATGATTGCGACAAGGTTGTTTGCATAATATTTATTGAAAAGGAGTGAAAAAAATAGGAGTCATAACTTTACTTGCCACAATAGTGATTTTAGTGAGTTGCTGTTTATTTTGGCTTATTAAAACATCAATAGCGTTTATGGTAAAATAATTTGCAAAGAAGTTTAAAGGGTTAGAATAGAAGGAAGATGAATAGTGAGCGCTATAAAGGCATTTACAACGCGAACATGATGTGATATGATCAAGGCGTTAACATGATTACTCTTACTCATTGGCTTTTTCATTCTAAATTTCCTCCATTCAAGGGCCGCCATATGGCGGCTCATTTTCTTGCGCCTAAAGTTTGCATAAATATTCTGAAAAGCATTGACAGGATATTGTTGACAGTATATACTGTAATTGCTCTTTTTCATGGCCTCCATTTTTGGTTTTTTGTACTTTCTCCTTTCTAACGATTCAAGCCGCTAGCAATAGCGGCAATATTTTTAAATGCGGAGTGATAATGTGGTTACTAACTTTGAGAAGGCCAAGCAAGATTTACGGCTATGCACGTTCTATGAGATAATATTAAATAATACAGCCTGCCATAATTGCCCAGCAAGGTTGCATTGTAACGTAGATAAGAAAGAAAGCCTATTAAAAGGATCTGATTATTGCAAGGCTGAATTTTATCGATGGGCGAAAACGCCGTATGATCAAGAGTTGGATGACTTGCTAAATAGCAGTGTATATCAACAAATGAGGCCAATAAATAACAAGGGCTGATGACATGGCAAGGTCTAAATATGATTACTGGCTTACAAATGAAGGCTTGACGTTGATCAAGGGTTGGGCCATGAATGGGATGACAATCGAAGACATATCCAAAAATTGCGGAGTATCAAGGAAAACATTCTGGGAATGGCAGAATAAATACCCGGACATAAGTAACGCAATAAAAATAAATCGTGAAATAGCAATATATATGATGGAAAATGCGCTGTTCACAAATGGCGTAGTCAACATGAACCTAGGGGCGCAAGCATACTGGCTAAACAATATGACAAAGGGAAAATGGTCAAACAACCCTGAGCGGAATGCTGATGGAGGCGAGGGGGTGACTATTGTTGACGACCTTTAGATTATCCGACATAGTGTCACCGGCATTCAAGGATCCGCATAGGGCATTCAAGGAAAAGACGCACAATCAATTAGTTTTGCGTGGTGGTAGAGCATCTGGAAAATCGTCATTTGCGTCGATTGAAGGCATTTTGATACTAATTAAGTCCCCAGATACGCACGGAGTTGTAATTCGCAAAGTAGGAAATACGCTAAGAACATCTGTATACGCACAATATTTGTGGGCTGTGTCCGCATTAGGGTTGCACGACAAGTTTAAAGGCACAGTGTCACCAATGGAACTGATATACAAACCGACTGGGCAAAAGATAATGTTTATGGGGGCCGACGACCCAGGCAAGCTTAAATCGCTTAAGGTGCCATTTGGATATATAGCATATTTACACTTTGAGGAGCTTGATCAATTCGCGGGAGAGGATGAAGTAAGGAACATAGAGCAGTCGGTATTGCGCGGCGGGCCGCTGGCATACGAGATAAAATCATTCAATCCGCCAAGGACAAATGACAACTGGGCTAATAAGTATTGCCTGGTGGATAAGCCAGGGCAGTTGATCCATACATCGTCATATCTCACAACTCCGCAGGAATGGCTGGGCGAACGCTTCCTAAATGACGCTGAATACCTAAGAGAGATCAATTACCCAGCATATGAGCACGAATACCTTGGAATCCCCAACGGCACCGGTGGAAACGTTTTTGACAATGTGACGATCAGGCCGATAACCGATGACGAGACATTTGTATTTGACAGGTGCTATTACGGCATAGACTGGGGTTGGTACCCTGACCCATTCCATTTCGTTGAATGCGCTTACACGGCATCGACGCATACGCTATACATCTATGGGGAACAAAGATATAACAAAAAGAGCAATGAAGCGCTGGCAGGAGACCTTGACCAATACCGGCATTGCCGCATAACGGCAGATTCCGGTGGCGAGGGGCCAAAGAGCATAGATGATTTCAGGGCTCGCGGATTCAACATGAGGGGCGCGATTAAGGGGCCTGGGAGCGTCGAATACAGCATGAAATGGCTTGCGTCATTGAAGTCAATCATAATAGATGGCAACAGGTGCCCATATGCAGCAAAAGAGTTTGTCGACTATGAGTATGAGCGCGATAAAGATGGCAATGTGATATCCGGCTACCCAGATGCGAATAACCATGCAATAGATGCGGTAAGATATGCAATGGAGGAGACATGGAGGAGGAGAGGTCAATGAAAAACAAGATACGTAAATTAATAAGAAAGATAATAATGACATACTTTAAGGACTGCTGCTTTGACATGCACAAACGACATGGGTTTGCTTCTGAAGACGGTTGTAGGGGTGCATATGGTGGCGGGGTGCATACATATTTCTTAGATGATTGTTGTATTAATTGTATGCATCAAAATGGCCATTACCTGTTACCAGTAAAGGAGAGGACAATAGGTATATAGTCTTGGCGATCTAAAGGCAAACGTTGACTTTGCGATCTCGCAGTTGTGCGAATATGAAGACCCTGCCAAGATACCAGTCATGATAACGCTAGCGGAATCATCAATGGGGGCAAGAGCGTATGCGGAAGTAGACCATTCAGGGATGGGGATGGACTGGGAGCATGGACAGTATAGGATAAACGCAATCAAGCCCATATGCAGCAGGGGCAAGGCCAAAAACGACATAATGGAGCCTAGGGCTGAGAAGATCGAAAACAGGAACTATTACTTTTGCAGCGCTTGCGGCGGCGGGGAACGAGTATCACGGAGCGACAGGTATTGCAAATGGTGTGGGCAGAGGTTGAAGTGATGAATTATAACAATAAAGAATATGTTTTAAACTGTGCAAGAATGGACGCAGCATATTTGTTGAAAATATCTTGCGAATGGTCAGATTGCAAAGAATGCATATTTGGTGATGAATTTACAGATAAAGATAATGTGCTATGCCTATTAGGGGTGCCCAAAAGGTGGAAGATAAAACAACTGCCGAGAGGACATGTAATAGATTATAAATAATAGCAAGCATAAGGCGGTGCGTGATGGGGCTGATTGCCGCAATCAGGGGATGGTGGAATAGTATGTTCAACCGCAACAACATAGAGGATGTATTCGGGGTGCAGATTGCGGTGTCCCCGTTGATGCAGTCACTCCAGCAGACTTTCAAGGGCGTAGAGCGCGGGGTAGCGGAATGGAATTTAGACCGGCGAAAAGCAGATGGGTTTTTTGTAAAAGGAGTTCCATCGCTAAAGCTTGCCAGCGCAATATCCGCAGAAGTTGCTAAGAAAGTGGCTATAGGACTTGAATCAACAGTGGAAGGCAGCCCGCGAGCCGACTACATCAATGAACAATACCAACTATTCCTCAAAGATTTGAGAGATGCAGTCATTATGCTATGCAACAGCGGCGAGATAATATTGAAACCCTATGAGGCTATGCGGAACATATTGGTCACTGTCAGCGACTTCGAATGCTACTGGCCCATTGCGTATGACCTCAAAGCCGATCTTATCGACGTGATATTCGGTGCCGTGCTTATACGCGATAAAAATTTGTACAGATTGCTGGAAAGGCATACATTCGATAGCGACAACGGAACCCAGGAGATAGTTTACAGGGCATTTAGAACAGACAGAACGGGCGGGAACCGTGCATTTACGCCTAATAGCATTGGAAACCCCATTCCATTGTCGCAAGTACCCGAATGGGCGCATTTGACCGACATTGTCATATCAGGGCTTGAAAAGCCATTGTTTGCATACATCAGAATGCCCAACACGGAAACAGTGGAAACCCCGCAACTGCAAGGATTGCCGCTTTGGTCTAAGGCTATCGATCGATTCCGCAAAGCCGACTTGCAGGAAGCGAGGACTGACTGGGAGTTTGAAGGTGGGGAGCTTGCGATAAATGCCAGCAACGATCTATTCATGATATCTGGGGGCAAAAAGGGTGAAGGGCCGCCGCAAGTGATGTTGCCGCAAGGCAAGGAGCGGCTATACAGGGCATTGGATGTGTCAAGCACGGAATTCACCATGGAGACATTCGCCCCAGAATTCCGCATTGATGGGCTGAACAAAAGGATGAACCAGATCAAGCGCGACATAGAGTTTCTCTGCGGGATATCTCATGGCATCATATCGGACGTGGAAAATCAAGACAAGACTGCGGAAGAGGTCAGGGCCTCAAAGGACAGGTATTTCACCACGGTAAGCGACATTCAATCAGCTATGGAAGATGGATTAAAACATTTAGTTGATTCATTCAACGCAATTGCAGACATACAGGGGATGCCAACGGGCGCATACGATACATCATTCGTTTGGGATGATTCGATCATGGCAGACAGGCCGACAGAGTTCGACGAACGACTGAGGGCGCAAGGTGCTGGATGGCTGTCACAAGTTGAAAATAGGGCCTGGTGGCTAGGGGTTGACATTGACAGCGAAGAAGCCCAGAACCTGCCAGAGATGGCGGCGAGTGAATTCTAATGTTGCCACCAAACTATCTAATCGACAATATCGGCGCTATCACGGAAATGTACGATGATTTGCACACATCGATATTATCCAGCATCGCACAACATATAGCGGACACGTTTGAGAAATTCGAGGCATATGACATAATCCCGACGGCAAAGTTCAAACTTGAACAACTTAACCAGGCAGGTATGCTAAGGGCAGACATTATAGACCACCTTGCAAAGGTGACAAAGCTAAGCCGGAAAGAAATCAGGAGGCTTATGCGTGACGCTGGCGCGGTCACGAGAAGATACGACGACCGAGTATACAAGGCCGCAGGAATAATCCCGATTCCTTTGTCGCAGTCACCGCAAATGGTTCGCATATTGGATGCTGGCGTATCAAAGCAAATGGGGAAGCTGGTACGGTTGACCGGCACGATTGCTACGAATGCGGAAACGAATTTCAACAGGTTGCTGAATGTGGCATACAACAAAGTTGCATCAGGCGCATACAACTACCAAGAGGCCATTGCTGGGGCCGTGGACGATTTAAATCGCGAAGGCGTCAAGATATTCACATATGCGTCGGGCCGCGAGATAAGCATTGAGGCGGCGGTCAGAATGAACGTATTGACCGGCATCAACCAAACAGCGGCAAAAGTCACGGAGCAGACGATGGATGAAGTGGGAGTATTCACTGTCAGAACCACGGCGCATTTGGGGGCCCGCAACAAAGGAGAAGGGTTCATAAATCATGAGTCATGGCAGGGCAAGGTGTTCCATTGGGAAGAGAAGGCGAATGGCGCACAGGCAGATTACCCTGACTTCATAATATCTAGTGGCTATGGCGATGTTAGGGGCTTGTGCGGAGCAAATTGCAGGCATAGTTTTGGTCCTTATATTGTCGGATTGTCGCCGGAAACATACACTAAAGCAGACCTTGATGAGTTTTCGAACAAAACTGTGACATATACGGACGCAAAAGGGCAGAAAAAGACAGTCCCATATTACGATGGGACACAGCTGATGCGGGAACTCGAGCGCAAGGTCAGGGAATGGAAGAAGAGGGAAAAGGTCAAAAAAGCCGCGAATATAGATGCAAAACTGGAAAAAAGCAAAGTAAAGTACTGGCAGAACAGGCTGATAGCCTTTTCAGCAGAAACGGGCATAAAGCGCGACTACTCAAGGGAAAGGGTGGCTGGCGAAAGATGAGGGTTAGGAAATACGGAGTATTCAGGCCAATTGACTTGCGGACACCACCAACTTATGACAGAAGGGCAATCATAGCGGCGGTGATAAACGCAAGGCGAGCGGTGGAGCCTAAGCCATGGGTCAGGCTGATGGATGACGCTGGAAATAAATTACTTGATGTAAATGGAATTAAGCTATATGCAGGGTAGGTGAACTTATGACGGACGAAAACAATAAGCCCAAAAACCATAAGTGGCGCAAGATTGCAATCGCATTGGTTATATTCGCAGCTATTGTGGCAATTGCGGCGATGAACAAAGAAATAAGCAAAGAAAATCCCGAAACAACGCCAAAGCCTAGCGTAAGCACGATGAGTCTGCTTACAAGCGACGAATATAAGGACAAAGCATTAAAGATCGACTATGAAGACTTATGTCGAAACCCAGATGCATATAAAGGCGTTATAATTGAAGTTACAGTGACAATAGCGCAGATACTGGGCAATGACAGCGCATACAGAGGCAAAGCCGGTGCCGATGAATGGTATGTTACATACAGGTTGCAAAGTGGGGACATTCGAATATTGGAAAAGGACACTGTCACATTCTGGGGGGAATATAAGGGGTTAATCGGCATAACAAGGGCGTTGACCAACACTAAAGTTTATATACCTCAAATATATGCTAAATATCACGATATTGCAAAATAAAGGCCGGACACGGCTTAAAACATGGATACGCGAAAGCGGGGAAGGGCAATAATGGACGAAACGCAAGGAACAACACTGGTACAACCAGGGGCACAACACACGCAACCGCAAGCGGAAATTGCGGCAAGGCCAGAGATAGACATGCAGCAGATTGACAGGGTGGCGCAGGCAAGGGCAGAGCGGGCCGCAAAAACCGTGATGACTGACATGCTCAAGCAACAGGGGATCGATGACCCAGAAGCAATCAAGCAGATCATAGCGGAATGGAAGTCCAAGCAAAAAACGCCGGATCAGGAGCTTATGGAGCTTAAGGATGCGCTAGCGGCTGAAAAGGCAAAGCTAGCTGAAATCACTGAGATTAGCACCATCAAAGAGCATGGGATATCAGATCCGGAAGAAATAGCGTTATACCGGATCAGGATCAACCAATTAGCGAAAGAAGGCGATGCATTCGCTGATGTCGCTAATGAATACTTCAAAAAGAATGCACACATAATCGAAAAGCCGAAAGTCACAGTGTCATTCGGAGGCACGGGGAAAACGCCAATGACGCAAAGCGAAACCGACAGCATGATTGATGCATGGAACAACGCCATTAAAGGGAAGGATACAGCCATGATGTCGATGCTTACGAGGCGGGCGGATGAAAAAGGGATTAAATTATCGAGGGGATGATTAACTAATGCCTGCAACATTATCAACTACGATCAACTACAGCGGAATGCTATCAGCGAAAACCGATGAATCAACCAGGGGGCTCGACGCCGTCTATTCACGGGGCAAAAACGGCGGGGCCACAACTGTATATAGCCTGGAATTTGCATTGTCAAGCGGATTTCAACTTTTGCCGCCCACGCAACCGAACATATCGGAAACGGCATCACTTACAGCGCCAGCGCCAGAAACTACGGAACGTACACAAGAGTACAATGTTATACAGATTTTCCAGCGGGCAGTGGATGTGTCGTATCTCAAACAAAGCAACCGAGACCTATTGGGCGGTGTCAATGTGGCGGGGCAAGCGAACAACGTGCCCAACGAGCTTGATTTCCAGATAGGGATGCGAATCGCGCAAATGCGAAAAGACTTGAATTTTACAATGTGGAACGGCGTATACCAGTATACCAAAGGCTCCACCACCGTAGCTCCACGGACAAGGGGCCTGATACTGGCGATACAAACGAACAGGTTCAATGCCGCAGGCGACCCAGTATCGCAAGGGCTGATAGACAATGCGTTGATGAACAGCATCAAGAACGGGGCTAACCCAATGGAGTTTGAGATATGGGTAAACCCCGCGATGCTTATGAAGCTTACGGATGCATTCGCGTTGATTCCGGGGACTAATCAACCCGCGACACGCACAGAAGGCGGGTTAGCATATTCTCAGCTTTTGACGCATTTCGGGCCGCTTAATGTAATGTGGGATCCTGACATTGCGATAAATCAAATCATATTCGCCAACATAGGGGCAATGGCAATAGCACAAAAGCCATATTTTGATGAAAATGGCAACAATCTTGGAGTCTTATTCTATGAGCCGCTTGCAAAGCTTGGGGCATCGGAGCGCGGGCAATTGTACGGCGAGCTTGGCGTGGACTATGGCGCAGAATGGCATCACGCCATGATCTACGGCATAGGGGCATAATAGCAAGGAGGGGCATATGGCGGGGTACGCAACGTGGGAAGAATACAATAATGACTATCTGCTGGGGCGGGCCCCAACTATCCCTGAGACTGAATTCAACTACTGGATACGCGAAGCGAGCAACAAGATAGACTACTATACCTTTGACCGTCTCATAAGCACGTACATGATGGAACTGTACAACGATGAACTTATTGAATGCTCCTGCAAGTTGGCAGAGTTCCTGTATGGAACAAACAATGTGGCGATGGAGTCAGCTGGAATATCTTCTGTATCAATAACAGGGCACAGCATAACCTATGACAAGACTGACGGGAACAGCATAGCCGACAAGGCAAAGGACATAGTTTCATTGTACTTTGCACATACAGGCTTAATGTTCAGGGGTACATTGTGATGTTCCTATCAGATCAATACAATGACGCAATTACCATATATTCATTGTTCGAAAACACGGACACCGAGGAGCGCAGGATGCATCGCAAGGTCATAAGGAATGCATTCTGGCGGCCTTCTACGCAAGGCATAGACCATAGGCACGGTACTCCTGTAGATGCTGGAGTGGAACTTAACATCCCCTTCACGATGGACTATATTCCACAGCGGATATGGCAGGACAGGGAGCCTCTAAATGGTGAATGGACTGTGCTTGTTGGAGCAGATCAGGAGCCAAGCCGCATTTTGCAAGGCGAAATCAATTATGAATTCATGCCAGCGTCGAATGAAGATTTCTATAGCCTGTACCTGAAACCATTCAACGAATATTACCAAGGCAAGATATTTCTGGCACGGAAAGTTGACGAATACTTATTTGGGCCGCAATCGATGTGGCGGATAACGGTGACCATGCATGGCAATTAGGCTAACCAATAAAAAAGTCTCAGCAACGAGCCAGGGCCAAGAAATCACGGCATCAATGCAATGGAGCCCACAGTTCAAGCAACAACTGGATGGTTATTTTGGCAAAGGCGGCAGGTTGCAAATACTTGTGGATTCATTGATCCTTGAAAGCATAGAGCCTTATGTCCCGCGAGATTCCGGGATGCTTATGGCAAGTTCAAAGCTATATAGCCAGATAGGGCAAGGCAAGCTGATATGGCGAACGCCATACGCATTGTATCATTTTCACGGGAAACTTATGGTTGACCCAGATTATCAGATCGGCGCATTCCACGACCCGCAGAGCGGGCGGTTTTGGAGCCGAAGGGGCGTAAGGAAAATATTGACAGACAAAGATTTGCGATACCAAGGCGCGAAGCGTGGGCCCAATTGGCCTGATGCATGGAAGAAGGACAATTTGCAGGAATTCGAATCAAAAATTCAAAACAAGGCCGGTGTGTTATGGCGGGGTATGAGGCAAGGCGTATAATAGAGCGAATGGGCCAATTCGTGGCATCATATCCACACTATGAGGAATTTGGCATAGTCGGGCCAAAGGGGCTTGTCCCTGATATCAACATTGCGGACTTTGAGTCAGGCATAAAAACTGCACAGCTTGTGATTGACTATTCAGGATCAACGCGCATTTCAAAAACGCAGGATGTATTAGGATATCGTGGTGAGGTCAGGCAAGCCAACTTTACTATGTTGCTTTTGAGGGATGCAGGCGACAAGGAACTAAGGATCGATACGACGGATTTCCTTCACGATTTCGAGCATTGGATATCGTACAAAAATTCCAGGCGCGATACCCCCCCAATTGGGGACGACCCTTACAGCGAAGACATGTGGGCCGACAATGGCAACTTTTACTCCAGATGGGACAACCGCAAAGCATCTGTTTACAGCATACTGCTCCACAAGACTTATCAACTCGTTTATAGGGAGGCGCAATAATGGCAATCAACATACCTACATTCAATTTGACCGCGAATGCGCAAAGGCGCGATTTTGTCACATACGTGGATGTTTCTGACGAAGGATCATTGGAACCGATATGGGAGGCACAAGGATACGGCACGGAAGATTCGACCGTTGAACTATCGCCAGACACGGAATCGTTGATCGACATATTAGGCATACAGCACAACAAGATCAATAGCGTCGAACGGTCGCAATCCGTAGAACCTAATACAATCAGACCGATAGGCGATCATGGCCGCTTAAACCCCATTCTGCTACACTATACACGAAACGACATGCTAACCCATTTATCAACGTTCAAAGTGTTATACGTCTATTGGTTCGTCAACGGAGTGAATGCGGACCTGTATCCCAGGAGTTCAATCGTCCCTTCATCTATCGGTGGCTCCTCAACTACGGACTTCCCGTATGAAATACGGCCAGGCGGCGAGGTAATTCATGGCACGGCTACAAGATCTACGGCTGGCGTAGTGACGTTCACGCCAGAGGAATAAGGGGGCATATTGTTGATGAGTGATGTCAATATAACTTTCGATGACGGCATACAAACCGTTATGCTGAATAACGACCCCGACAGGATAATCAAATGGAACCCTTCGGACATGGAGTTCATCGATAGGTTCATGGCATTCCAAAGCTACGTCGATCAGGATCTAACCCCGAAGATAACGCAGATATACGAAACTATATCGCAAGGCAATGGCATGACGGCGTACAAACAGGGCGCGATTACGGAATTGGGGCAAATATTCAACAACGAGCTTGACAAGGCATTTGGATACAAGGTGAGCGAAAAGGCGTTCATGGGCGCAAGTCCGCTGTCCTCGACAAAAAACGGCAACTTGATATTCATGAACTTCCTTGACGCGCTGACCCCGCTGATTGAGCAGTCAACAAAAGATTTTGAATCGGCGCGGGGCAAATACACCGAAAAATACAGGCCCAAGAAATGATAGGCACGTTGCCAAAAGCGCTGAACGTCGATGGCATAGACTATCCCATCAACACGGATTTCAGGGCAATATTCGACATAATGTCGATATATGAGGCTAAAGACCTCTCCATGCTTAACAAAACGATGGCGATGATGGAGATACTTTATCGGTTCAACATCCCTCCGAACGTGACGGAAGCCTATAAAAAAGCCATGTGGTTTATCAACGCGGGTATAACTGACGACGGCAAGATGCATCCAAAAACGATGGACTATGAGAAGGACGAGCAGCTGCTGTTTTCGGCGATCATGCAGGTGGCGGGTCGCGACATAAGGGCCGACGAACATTGCCATTGGTGGACTTTTTTGGGCTATTGCAACGCCATATCCCCAGATTCGATGATAGCCAATATCGTCAACATCAGAAGGAAAATGTCCACGCATCAGAAGCTCGAGGTTTGGGAAAAGAAATTCTATGCTACGAACAAGGATAGGATAGACATCAAGCGGGAACCATCGGACATTGAGAAACTGCTAATAGAGATGGCGCTGGGGGGTGGGGGAGATGGCGGCTGACGCATCGGTCGAATTTGACGTAAATATCGACGAATCCAGATTCGACGATGGGATCCACAACCTAAACAAAGGCATGGAGCGGTTTCGCGGATCCCTGGAGCGTTCCGCAAAGGCGGCTGGGGATGCGTTCGGCGGCAAGACACAGCAGAACGTCGAACGGCTGACCAATCAGTACGAACGCCAAGTGGAGGCCATCGAGCGGCAGAGGATGACCGTCGAGAAGCTGCAGGAGGAATATACGAAGCTTGTCACTGGGGAGGCCGACCCCAAAGCGCTGATCGCGATGGGCAAGCAGCTTGATCGCAATATCGCCGAATCCGATAAGCTCAAGCAGTCGATAGGTGAGCTTGAGGGAAAACTTGAGAAGTCTGGCGCGTCTATGGGACTCGCAACTCCTGAGATCGTCAAGATGCAAAACGAGCTGGCGATAGCCAAGGCCAGGTATGACGAACTGATCGATAGCGGCAACAAACTGGCTTCCGAAATGGACAGGATGAAGTTCGACCCAGCCGCAACGGAACAGGCTCAAATGCTGTCTCAGCAATTGGAAATAGCCCGGAATAAGCTATCAAGGCTGAACAACGAGGCGAGCGCGACGCAAGGGAAGATAAAGGCCGCATTCGACGAACAGCCCATCAAGCGAGTGAACAACGAGATCAGGCGGACTCCAAGACACGTAAACGACGCCAGCAACGCGATAGACAGATTCGCAAAACGGATAAAAAGCCTGTTGATCGCTGCGTTCGTATTCAACATCATCCGCAAGGGGATAACGGGGCTAAAAAAATACCTAAATGGATTGCTGAGCACAAATGCCGAGTTCGTAAAATCCACAAATCAGATTAAGGCTGGGTTAGCTACGGCATTCCAGCCGATCTATGAGGCAGTTCTGCCCGCGCTGAATGCTTTCATGTCGGCGATGGCAAAGGCCATAGCCTATGTGGCGACTTTCATCAACGCATTGTTCGGTAAAACGGTCAAGGAATCACAAGCGTCGGCGGCGGCGCTGAACCAGCAAGCGGAGGAGTTAAAGGGCGTCGGGAAGGCCGCTAAATCGGCGGCTGGCGGCCTTGCGAAGTTCGACGACATAAACCAGCAGGCGCAGGACACGGCGGCTGGAGGGGCCGCAGGCGCAGGCGTGGACATGTCGGAGATCATCATGACGGATCTCCCTGAGGTCGACATATCGCCATTGATGAGGTTCATCGACTTCTTGAAAAGCAGGTTCGAGCCAGAAATAATGGCATTCAAGGACATGATGGATCGCGAGGGCGCATTGTGGGGCGCGGCATTCGCGAAAGTCGCAGAAGACATAAAGCCCATGATGGCATCGTTCGCGACATACATGCAGACTGATTTCCTGAATTTGATCGGGAACAGCATCAAGAACGCAACGACATTGGTAGGGCGGTTCAGCGAAATATTCAGGGGATTTTTCACACTTGGCTGGGAAACCATGAAGCCATACCTTGACACATTCTTTAGCAATACATTGTCAGCAGTGACGCAAAACTACATGAAGATCCAGGACTCTATGACAAACATATTGATGTCATTGTCCGGGCCGTTGGAAGCTGTTGGCAGGACTGTTATCAATGTTTTGGGGCCAATTATAGGCTGGTTCATGACAAGCGGGCTAGAGCTTTTCACAAAGTTCGCTGCTGATATTGCAGATATTTTCGATACGATTTTCGCAGTTGCTTCAAAGATATTCATGGCGATATGGTCTGACGCTATTGACCCTGCAATGCAGTTGGTCAAAAAAGTAACCCTTGACACATTGGAAATTGTCAAAAATTGGTGGATGACTTACGGCGATGGCATCAAGAACAGCGTAAAATCAGTGTTCACCGCAATAGGCGACATGTTCTTTAGCCTTTGGAATGGCATATTGAAGCCAGTTATCGATAAAATGATCGCGGCAATTACTCCGTTGTGGGACAACCACATAAAGCCCGTCCTGGAAAAGCTGGGGGAACTTGTGGCAGGGATAGCGCAGTGGATAGGCTGGCTATTCAATACAGTGTTAAAGCCAGTTTTCGATTGGCTTGTGGATATGTTCGGGCCGATAATTGTGGATGTGTTTTCATGGGTATTCAAGGTATTAGGGGACATATTCGGGAGCATCATGGACATATTGGGCGGCGTGATTGACTTTCTAACTGGCGTATTCACCGGCAACTGGGAAAAGATGTGGCAGGGCCTGGTTAATATCGGCAAAGGCTTGTTGAACTTATTGATAGGGATTGTCGAAGGGGCCATTAACGCCGTGATTTGGCTTATAAACGGCCTAATAAGCGGGATCAACAATATAACTGGCGCAATAGGGATCCCGGCAATACCAAGCATCCCAGAACTTAAAATACCACGGCTGGCGCAAGGCGGGCTTATCCCTGCAAATCAACCACAATTAGTGGTTGTAGGTGACAACAAAACCCAGGATGAAATTGTTTCGCCGGTCGACAAGATGAGGGAAGTCTTCGCAGATGTTCTAAGTGAATTCATGGCGGCAACACAAAAACCTACGCAAGTGACGGTAATAATGGAAGCTGACAAACGCAACCTTGGCAAAGTTACATTTGAATTGGGAAATGAACATGTCCAGCGAATGGGAATGAGGATACAACCACAGGGGGCGTTTGCATGAGCTTAGTTGGAGGCGGCATAGGCGCATTATTGACTGTTGACAACAGGGCATATGTGCAAACTGCGATATCAAAATATGAGACTATTCCAGACTTGCTTGATGGGCCGGGCACGGACAGGACAAAAGCGCCTGGATGGAAAATGATAAGGCAACCGCAGGGATATATCCTTAATTTTTTATTGACGCTTGAGTTTCTCACGTCAGACAACCCAGACTGGATACATCTATGGACTACATACAAGCAGATAGCCACAATAAAGCAGTTTGTGCCAGTAAGGCTTGTATTGCCTACAAAAGATGTTATAACTCAAAACATGTATTTTACCCTGAAAAACATCTCGTATAAGATGATAGACCGTGTTACCGGCAAAGTGAGCCTGGAGCCAGTCACAATAAACTTTATAGCTCAGGAGGGGATGACCCTTGCCTGACATCCAAATTAGGTTTGCACAAATCGATCCTGCGGCAAAGCAGGACATAACAACGATAGCGACATCAACTCAAAAATCATGGGCTGTGCCAAACGATCTTAAGCTTGACAGCGTTGCTGAACCCGGGAATTATGCAACCAGCGAATGGAATTATGTTGTTATGGATGGAACAATGAACGAGTTCCCCAATATAACAACAAGCAAGATATGGGGAGTATGGACTAACGATTACAGCAATAGCTCAGGTGCATTTCTAACCCCTCCATATGTTGACATCACATTTGCCTCGCCGCACAAATCCAATGGGATAACATTGTATTTCTATCCGCATACAGACGACTATGCAAAGACAGTAATTGTTACATGGTATTCAGGCGCTACCGTATTATCGACTGGGACATTTACGTTAAATGACGTTGTTGCGCCAATATCAAGGTATGTAAATGGTTACAATCGGATACGGATAAGCTTTCTAACTACCAATATCCCGCAGCGGTACATTAAACTTTACGGCATAGATTTTGGCCTTATACGGATACTTGATAGCCCAGAAGTATCGGCTTGCAGAATAATCAAAGAAGTCGACCCTACAGGCGAGGCTGTAGCAGTATCAACCGCAGATGCCATAATTAGAACTGAGAGCGGTATATTCGCGCCAATTACAGGCGATAACCCGAATGAAACCATAGACTATCAACATTTTAATGTTATAAAAGACAGTGAGCATTACGGGTCATTCTTTTTGACGAGCTGGGACGATTCCAGGCAAAGCGGGATCGAATTCAACATATCCGGGGATAATGCGATTGGGATACTTGACTTGTATCCGTACCTTGGGGGAATATATGTCAACAAATCAGTATCATCCTTGATAACAGAACTATTCTCAATAGCATTTCCGACTGGGCTTATAAAATATACGCTTGACCCAAGTTACAATGCGGCAACAGTTACAGGTTGGATACCGGCTGGGTCATGCATGTTGGCATTACAACATATATGTTTTGCCATTAACGCTACTGTGGATACCGAGCGAAACGGGGATGTGTGGATATATCCCCGCGAAACTTCTACCACATTTATCATAGGGCTTGATGAACAGCGGAGACGCGGGAAGTTCGGGTTTACTGAATACTTCTCAGGCGTTGACATAACGGCATACAACTATGTCGCGGGAGCTGAGATTAGCGAAGTTATTAATGCACAATTAAGCGCAGGACAATATACATTCAAATTTGACCAACCATATCATTCATACTCAGCTACAGGCGCAACAATATTAGCAAGTGGCGCTAATTATGTAAGGGTAAATGTAACAAGTTTATCTAATGTTATTGTTACTGCAAAAAACTATATTGACAATGCTCGAACATTCTCAGTTAGGCATACTGTTGAGATAGGCCGGATCGAAAACATCAAAGAATATACCGGATATACGCTAGTTAACCCTAGCAACGCATATTCAATAGCTAACCAAAGGCTTGACATACTATCCAAGAGAATTGCAGCTGATGTTTCAGTAATATTGAACAACTTCGAAGTTGGATATATAGCTGACATAAAAACTACAGGCAAAACCATCAATGGATTAATCAAACGGATCGACATGGACTTAAGGAGCGAATGGGCTGAAATGGAGATCATAGGGGATGTGGTTTAGTGGCGTGGATAACCCCAATTTATGACCGCACACTGCATGACGTGCAATATGCCCAGGCCAACAGGCATAGCGCCATAGCCAATAAAGGTGCGCGAAATCATACCGACTTAAATAGGATCACAGGCAATATTGAATATTTACGCAACATGCTTATTGCAGGCGGCATCAACGTTCCCGCGCAGCAGAGCAAACTAATCTGGGCAAATATGGCAATAGAGCCTGAAAGCGACATTGATAAGATAAGAATTGACCTTAACGCCTTGAAAGCGGCATTTCCCGCAGTGAATGTCATGACACCACCAACGCCTGCATTGCCGTATACGCGATATGACAAAATGAATGACATTGAGAAGATAACCTTTGACATAAAATACCTTTATGAGCTGATGCAGGAAGAGAAGATATTCACTGGCGAAATCTACACTGGGGAGAGTGATTGGAATTGATAGATAGGGTGCCAACGCAACCTGGGCGGCGGCTGATAACTCCAGACCCATCAAGCGGCATCCCGCCATATTATGCGACAATAACAAGGGCAGATTTGCCAACAGAGCCGGGGACACCGCTAATCAAGGCCAATTTGTTGACAGACACGACTGAAACAAACATATGGCCTGCGGCAAATAATCGGACATTGAACGAAGCATTTTTAGCATTGTCCCGAAACCCCGCATATGGCACATGCGCGTCAACGGGTTCGGCGAACCCAAAAGTTGTGAACATCCCTAACTTTGTATTGAGGAATCCTGTATATGTAGCGGTTACCTTCACATATCAACCCGACAGCAATTTTTATTTGAATGTAACCTCCACGGGCGCAAAGCAAATGCGATTTATGGGGGAAGAAATAACTAGCCGGATGATCCCGGAAGGATATACTGCATTCTTTGTTTACGAGGGAACATATTTTAGATTGTTGAATCCATTTGGAGTAGGTGGAGATGTGCGAAAATCCGTATGGTTTGTCACTGAAACAGGGTCATTGACAGTCCCTGAAAACATGAAATTAAAATTAACTGCAATAGGGCAAGGCGGCGTTGGAGGGACAGGGGGACAGCACCTAAACAATATCGCTGGAGGTAGCGGCGGTGGCGGCGGTGGTTGCTCGATAGATGAAAGGTCATATCTTAAAAACGATGTAATAACCATATCAGTAACAAGCGTCAGCACAACTGCTACCTGTTCGGCAAGAGGGCTTAATATTGCCGCAAACGCAGGGGGAGCTGGCGTTGCACCTCAAACTGTGCCAGCCGGTGGAACATTGTCAGGAGGCATAGGCGGCACAGCGACGGGCGGCAATATATCAAATATTACAGGTGGCGCAGGGGCGGCAGGAAATTATGGAAATGCAAATAATTATCCAGCGCCTACAGTTACAGGATGTGCTGGTGGCGGGGCTGGGGGGAATTATAGCTCCTTCTATGGCGGGGACGGTGGCAAAGGGGACATATCATGCGGCAATGGGGGCTTTGGGAGTTCTGCAGATTTCACGATTTTACCACAAATTTACCATGGTAACGGTGGATCGAACATATATGCATTGTTTGGCGGCAATGGTGGACAGCAAACGGTGGCATACGGCGGAATCAAAGGCGGCAATGGCGGCAATGCTAGGTTTATGGCGGGAAGCGGTGGCGATGGAATAAATGCAACCAACTATGGGTATGCTGGAAATGGAGGTGACGGCGGGAATGCCTCTAAATTCTATGATTTTACGTCAGCATTTGGCTGGTATGGGCGTGGGGGCAATGGTGGTAAAGGCGGCAATGGGAATTCAACATATGTAGGCGGCGGCGGCGGCGGCAAAGGAGGATCTGGCGCAATTGGAGGCAATGGAGGCAATGGTGGCAATGGATACAGTTCTGGCTATTCTGGGCCCGGGGGGGACGGCGGCAACAGCGACATGATGAATGGAATGAAAGGTCAGCCAGCAAGCGCAACAGTAGGCGGGGTTGGAGGGCTTGGTGGATGGTCGGTTTCCATTGGAAAATTCCCTCCAATAGCTAATTATGGCGGTGGAAACTATCAAACAGGCCGGAATGGATTGCCGTTACTGATAATAGAGGAGGTATAATAATGGCACCTAATGAAGTTAAAATAGCAGTTATTCTTGATAAAATCGTGACAAATACATTCATAATGCCAGGCATGGAAATCGCCAAAACATGGTTCCTGGCTGGCAATATGGGGCCTGGAGATGAAATCAAAGAATGTCCAGAGCATGTGACAATCGGATGGATATTGCTTGAAGATGGCACATGGAGCCCACCACCGGAATTTAAAGCAGTTATCCCTGAACCTGAAACGCCTATATTGCAGAATGGATCCGCAGATGCAATCAAAGCTTTTTTGGAGGGATTCGAAAATGCCTAACGAGAAATTTGCAACGCCGGAAGAGCGCATAAGTGGGATGCGGGTCGCCGGTGAATCCCTGGGCAAAACAAAGGATTTAGGCGCATTGGCATTCAAAAAGCTTGCAGACAATGAGCAATTTGACGATGATACATTGGCAAAATTCCCTGACATTTTCCCAGCGTGGAACATTGCTCTTGGATACAAAAAAGGCGAGATTGTGCGAGGGTCTGACGGAAATTTGTATATTGCACAAAGGGATATAAATGTCGCGCAAAATCGAAACCCCGTGCAGGAAACATCAAGCAATTGGTGGCGCAAAGTCTCTAAAAAGCCGGAAGATGACCAAGGATAATTACAAATACAGGCAGTAATAATATATAGGGCGGTGCGCCATGGACGACGGGGTAAGATTAAACTACGGGCATGCGGCAATAAACACAAGGCTGGGGCAAGCTCATAATCATGCAAACTTAACGGGCTTGGATCAGCTGAATACAACGGCATTGGCAAAATTCGGAGAACAGGGCGGGATGCCCACATTCGACGGGCAACCGATTGGCGGCGGTGAAGGCGGCGGGCCTGGCCCACAAGGCCCACCGGGGCCAGCAGGGCCAGCAGGCCAAACGGGCCCGCAAGGCCCAGCGGGCGCAACTGGGCCACAAGGCCCTCCAGGCCCGCAAGGCCCGCCGGGATCAGGCGGGGAATTCACTGGCGACGCAAATGACATACCATTCAACGATACAACTGTTGGGGCCGTGCTTGAAGAATTGCTGTACATCCCCTTGACCATATTGACTATGACAGGCGGCAACACTTATCAATATGGGCAGTCTGTCACAAGCGTCCCCATGACCTGGACATACAACAAAAGCGTGACATACCAAAGCCTTGACAACGGCATTGGAAGTTTGACGGCATCGCTGAGGGCATACACGCATACAAGCCAAAATATAACTGCAAGCAGAACATATACGCTGACAGCGAATGACGGCGTTTCAGGCAAGCCGAATGTGACACGTAGCATAACATTGGCATTTAGCCATAAACGATATTGGGGAGTGTCAGCGGCATCGTCGTTAACTGACTCTGACATAAGGGCATTGTCTTCTGAATTCGCAACGTCAAGGGCCAAATCAATGATTTTCGATGCAACAGGCGGCAGATATTTCTATTATGCATACCCTGCATCATGGGGGCTTGCGACATTCACGGTCGGTGGGCTTGCATATTCAGATTTAAATTTAGTGACTCGCAACTTTGTTAACGAAAGCGGATACACTGAAAGTTTCAATATTTATAGGTCTGGAAGCATACAATCTGGATCTGCTATATCGGTGGGGGTTACATAATGGCTAATCTTTTAGGGACTAATGTTGCCGCGCCAATATTGCCATTTACAGATACTGATACATATCCATCATTAGATGTTAACTTTGGCATAGGCGGCAAAATGGAAGTCGCAAATATCACGGCAAGGAACTCAATTCCCACGACAAGGCGGCGGGTTGGGATGCTTGCCACATTGCAAGACACGGGCATGACATACCAGCTTGTCAATGGCATTGCAAACACTGATTGGATCGAATTCGAGGGCAAGCAGGGCCCACCGGGGCCAGCTGGGCCAGCAGGCACGAATGGCGCGAATGGTGCGCCGGGGCCGCAGGGGCCAACTGGGCCGGTCGGGCCGTCAGGGAATCTAGTGGCGGTAGACAGCTTGCCCAGCAGCGGTACCCCTGGAATGAATTATGCGATAAAAACATCAGCGCCATTGATCCCGGGGATAACTGCAACCCCAGTACCTGGAGCAATAGTAACAGTTCCATATGGCGATCCTCCAAATGTCAGCGTTAGACAAAATACGGATCCATCAACGCCGATATGGGATTTTGCGATACCAGAGGGTGCGCCAGCAAGTGGCGGGTCTACACTTGCCACAGGGCCAGCGACAGTGTCAATCGGATATGAAGATGCAGATATAATCGTGACACAAGGGCTTGCAGGATCGTTCAATACGGCATTTGGGCTCGCAAAAACAGCACTGGGCCTTTACAACACGCAATACGGAGGTTCATATGGCACAATCCTTGTGCGCCAAGGCTTGTATCTGCTAAATGCTCCAATTGATTTTGGAAGTTCCGGGATTCGAATGATCGGCGCAGGTCGCGGAAGGACTATATTGCGACGCGATTTCCTGTCAGGGACTACAATCACAGTTGGAAATGCATATGACTGGGAAATTCAGGATTTAACAATAGATGCATCAACCTCCAACGCTGCATTCACTGGTGAACATTTGCTATGCAGTTATTATCACGGAAGGATTTCAAGGGTATTTTTCATTGGTCTAACAACATCTTTGGCAACCAAAGGTATAACATTAGGCGGAACATCGTCAGGGCCCAACATATTCGTTGACAATTGCGCGTTTGAACTTGGCACGGGTATTTCCAAGGCGGCGACAAGCCCCGTGATATTGAACATCAATCAAAGCTATTTCTTTGCAAGCGTTGGCATAGAATTGATTGCATATTCTGGAACTTCGGCAAATAAACGGTTCAGCATTATCACAAATTGCGTGTTCGATAGTTGTGATGGCGCGATAAAATGCGCTGACTGCAAAGTAATAGGGAATACGATCCAAAAGTTGAAATCAGGGGCTAATGGGATCAATGTTGACCGCAATAATATAGTCACAAATAACACAATATATTCCTCAAATTCAGGGGTTAATGCTACTATATTGGCATCTTCGTCAACATATAGCATAATTAAGGACAACTTAATGGATATCAAGAACGTGACCGGCACGGCAAGCGCGACATTGCTTATCTCCGACAATTTGGTGATTCCATAATGCGGCGGGACATTGCGCTTAAAGACCTCCAGCGTAAACGCACAGGCAAGGAACGGCCTAATGTATTCATAGTGAAAGCTGAGTCGGCTGTGATTGACGAGATCCAAAAATCTAACAAAGTGGCAATAGAGCCAATGTTTCTTGATTATTACCGGTTAATATTCAAGCGGCGTGGGAGTGTTGAGAGTCAGATAGCATTTTTAGAAGCCTATGACCTAAAAAGCATCGAGCAAGAGATCCTAGTGTCGCAATTGGCTACAACCCCTAATGACACTTATGCCTCTCAAATACTTAATTACAACCTGGTGCAAGGCATAGATGGGATATGGGACACTATAAATGCGAATCCGTCATTGTATGTCCCGCAGAAAATAGCAGTCATTGACGTGGCATACGATACCCTCCATGAGGACTTGACGGACAACCTGCTCCCGGGGTATAATCCCGTCATGGGGCACAGCAACGTCGATTTCAGGCCGGAAACAGACCTTTACGGAAATCACGGGACGTCAACTGCAAGCATCATATGCGCGAATACAAACAACGCAAAGGGCGTATTTGGGCTGGCCTACAAATGCAAGGTATTCCCAATAGCAGTCATAGGGTTGCCAGACCTGAACTATAGCGCGCATTATGCTACAGCGGTTGCATGGTCACTTAACACTGGGTGCAGGGTAGTGAGCAATTCCTGGGGATATGCCGTAGATTACAATTACATGCGAGACGCTTGCAAATTGCTTTATGACAACGGAGTCATAATGGTCGCAGGGTCCGGAAATGACGGAACTCCACCAGATGCAGTGTTGTATCCGGGAAGATATGACACGGTCATAGGTGTTTCTGCAACGGAAAACGTATCTGGAGTACAAAACAACATTATACATAGCAGGGCAATATATGGAAATGGCGTGACTTTTTGCACAGCCTGGAATACATACGCATGCAGGGTGAACAATACTTATGCCACATTCAGCGGCACATCATGCGCGACACCGCAAGTGGCGGCATTGGTTGGGATGCTTTTGAGCATAAATCCGCATTACACGCAACAAGAAATAATAAGCCTCATTGCCTCTAAATGCACAAGGGAAGCATATTCGAACACGGATCCGCGCCGGGACAACGGGCTCTTTGGGTATGGGATACCGCATTTCACAAATACCTTGCAAGCCGCATTCGACCAGGTGGAGAACAATCTTGTCCCCGCTAAGCAACTAAACGTCAATGGTTCATGGATCTGCGCAGTATACCATTGCTTGCCCGACAGATCATATCGCAAGTATTGGGTTCCGCACCAATAAGGGGGCAATTATGTATAATTATGCAAAGGCAAGCAACAAGTTCCATATGTTGCCAGCACATAAACACGCCGAATCAATATTAATAAAGCTTAAAGATGCAAACGCAATAAATTTATTGAAAGCTGAATATCCTAAAATGCGGATAAGGCATTTATTCGATGGGCATGTTGAAGCTTATGACCATGGCTTGTATGGGGAATTGCTACAAGAATTGTCAACGAAGGACTATGTCGTTAACGTTGAGCCCAATGAGCTTATGGGCGCTGGCATCGCTGGTATGCCACACAACCGTTTCAACAAAATACAGTCCAATGCATATGTTAAAATCGGCATTAATGACATGTGGTATCAATACAGGCTTTTGCAAAAACGGATACCAACTGCATTTATCCGTACGGCAGATATGGCAGTGGCTGACGCTTATTTCGACACGCAGCATCCACAGCTTGATCTGATCCTCCCGGGATGGAATGTGGCAAATAATACAACCAACGTCGATTATCGCAATTTTGGGCATCCTTCAAGTTTGGCAGACCATGGCACGATGTGCGCGGGCATATTGTGCGCTAAGCAAGATAATTTGCAGGGGATATATGGGCTTGGGTACAACGCGAGGGCAAAGCCCATATCAATGACTATGGATCCATCCACAAATGTTTCATCCGCGAATATGGCGCTTGCAATCAAGTTTGCGGCAGACGATGGGAAAAGGATACTGAGCTTGTCATATGGTTCGGTCAACAGTTATTCGGCAATAGACGATGCGGCATTGTATTCATTCAATAAAGGGCTTTTAATCTGTTGCGCGGCAGGAAATGACACAAGCTCGACGGTATGGTCACCCGCAAGGAACAACACTGTGTTTGGGATCGGGGGGCTTGCGCCTGACGCCAACAATATCGGCACGACGCAGATAGACCTAGTTGCCAATTATGGAGCTGGCATTGATTATTGTCTCCCTTATTGGGGCTATTCCACATATGCAAGCATGCCATATTACAAGGCTGGTGGGACGTCACATGCAACGCCGGTGTTCGCGGCTTTGTTGTCTCATATATTGTACTTCATGCCTGATTATTCATTTTCTGATGTAAGGCAACTAATTAATAAGCATGTGATCAGAGAGTCATTCCAGGCATCAGATCCACGGCAATCAAGCGGTTTCTTTGGATATGGCATCCCGCAGTATGACAAGATCGTCGCAGAATTAGTTAATGAATCTGGTGGGATCTATGTAGCAGTGTAATTTTAATTTTGGGAGTGAAGCCATGCAATTCAACCCTGCAAGGCCGGAGAACTATTCTCCAGGCCGCACGAAAAAAATAGAGTATATCGTTATCCATTACACCGGCAACGACAACGACACGGCAAGAAGCAATTGCCACTATTTCGCGAACTACGCCACGCAAACAAGCGCGCATTATTTCGTCGATGACCGTGAGACATTGCAAAGCGTAGAAGACACTGACACGGCTTATCACTGCGGGGCCACTAATTATCTGCACCAATGGTGCCGGAACGCTAATTCAATAGGCATCGAGATGTGTTCAAAAAAAGACGCAGATGGCAATTTTTGCATCAGCGAAGATACCAAAGCCGGGACTATTGCGCTTGCACGTGCGCTGATGAAGCAATACAATATACCGCCTGCAAATGTGTTGCGGCATTATGATGTTACCGGCAAGCTTTGCCCAGAGCCATTTGTGAGGGAACTATGGCAATGGGAAGACTTCAAATTTAGACTAAACAATGGGAGAGATGCAATGCAAGGGCAATCTATTATAATCAAGCCGGAAGAGATAATTGTTAGCGGGCTATATAGGAATATAAACAGGAAATCAATGTCAACCATTGTTAATGAATCAGGGGCCAAGGTATGCATAAACGCAGGCTTTTACACCCTGTCTACGTTCACGCCGTGCGCGTCCGGCTTGAAGATCGATGGTGTCAAATACGTGGATGGATTTGACCCTGGGTATTCATTCGACCGTTCCAGCGTTATATTCAACGACAAAAATTCAATCGGTTATCCAGATTACATTGGGGGATACCCGGCATTGATCAAAGCCTCAAAAGCATTCAAATCCAACGTTTCTAAAGAACCACATTGGGACATTGCCAATGCCCGGTCTGCAATGGGATTGCTTGACAATGGCAACATTTATCTATTTTGCACCGGCAAACCTGGAATTACAATGGACGGGCTGAGGAATGCCATGTTATCGGCTGGGTGCAAAGACGCAATAAACCTTGACGGAGGAGCATCTTCGCAATGCTATTTCGATGGAAGGCTGATAAAAGGCGAACGTGATGTATATAGCTACATCCTGATATGGCGAAAGAAAGACTTGATCAAAAAAGGGCATAGGGGCAGGTGCGTACAATATATGCAAAGGAAATTGTTGCTCAGGGGCTATCAGTTGCCTATATTTGGCTCTGACGGTGACTTTGGCAACGAGACCTATGCCGCATTGACCGCCTTCCAGAAAGCCAAAGGCTTGACCGTGGACGGCGTATGCGGGCCCAAAACTTGGGAGAAACTGATTTAAAATGCAATGGCAAATCAAGCTTGCCTGACAATAAATTTAAGGGGGTAAACATTATGTTAAAAAGAAAATTGATGTCACGGAAATTTTGGTCACTGCTAATTGCATTAGCCATTGCCATAATGACGGCCTTGAATGTGGAACCAAATACTTCTGCCCATATCGTATCTTTAATTGGTGCATTTGGTTCCGTCATTGGCTATATGCTGGCGCAGGGCATTGTTGACAGCAATGGCAATAATAACGGGGAGTGATATCTAAGTGGGAGGGGCGTCCACAGCGATTACCTATGAAATTATAGCGATACTAGTGCCCATGGTGGCTGCGATTTTGGGGATAGTCAGCTACATGAGTACGCGATCGGCGAACACAAAGCAATCCGGGTACATGCAAGGCATTATGACTGCCGAGACGGAGACTATCAAAAGCGAACTGCGGAAACTAAGGGATGAAATCAACACGCACAACAAGGAAAGCATGGCGGAATTGCAAATAATCAGGAATGATATGCTTACGCTGAGCAAGGATGTGAACAGGCGCATTGACGATCTGTATGCCAATGGATGCAGATTCCGCAAGCAATGCGAAATGATCCAACAACAGCCAAGGGGTATTTGAAAGATGAGAGAGAAACGGATATTGACGGCGGCGATACTGTGCGCCATGTTCGGGCTGATGGCGATAGCGTCCATATTGAAAGCATTCGGGATAAGTATTTTCGGCGGCGAATTGTGGTTCGAAACAAGCAATGTATTCATATTGCTTGCGATCAAGCTATTGTTGCTGCTGTTCGACGTGGTTTTCATGATGCTTATCCTAGATCACCCTAAAGCAGCAAAAATGACGTTGATAATCACGGCAACAATGTTTTTCATGCCACCTTTGATATCGTATTCGGCGCAATCGTGCCTTGTCCTATATTACATTTGTGCAAGGAAATATAGGTGGGACAGGATGGTTGTGGCGCATGTGCTTATCACGATTTACGGGGCTATGATAGCACTGGGGCGGCTCGGCATACCGTTGATGTCGATGGCAAACGCAAGCGCAATAGCATCAGCGGCCTGGGACTACAAGCTATTGTTGCCATGCTTGTACTTATACTACAGATTTGGGGGTGAGTTCAATGGCGTTTATAAATTGGCTGATAGATTGCGCGTGTGGGTGCTGGGGTTTCGTGGCAAACAAGGAAAGCGCGCAGAATGACATGGCG